AACACGACCACGGCGATGATCGCCCCGATCGTCAGCCAGGGTGCCGCGGTGCCACCAATCTGCATGCTGCAAATGCTCCCTTACACCAGCTCGCGAGTCATGCCCGCGACTCCACGTAGATGACTGACACCGGCCCCAGCGCGTTGAAGCGCTCGCGCGTCAGGTTGTCCCACACGCCGTCATAGCCCTGGGCGCTATTGGCCACCCAGATATCCGAGCCGCTCGTCCCGCGCAGCCCCATGAAGTGGTACATGCCCTGCGGGTTGATGACGCCGGTGTTAGTCCTGGCAATAGCGAGCGCCTGGTCGAACGTCACGTAGGCCTGCTTGGCCACCAGGCCGTAGCTGGCCAGCGTGTCGATGACGCACTGTGGCGACATGCAGCCATACGTCTGGTTGACGCAAGATGGATACCCCATGCGCTCGCCGACGGCGTAGCGCGCGTCGTAAATATCCGAGTCCTGGTAGGCGGTGCCAGTCGCCTGCAGCACCCACGTCGTCGAGCACACGCTGCACGTCCAGTTGTACGCCTGGCCCGGCATGAACCAGTTCGGATCCCAGGTCACGCTTTTGGGGAGTCGGCGTCCTCCGCGTATTCCGAGTCGGTGACCGGCGGGTCCGGCGTGACCGTGCCCTGCAGGCTGGGATCGAGCGCGTACAGAAACGCCTCGACGCTGCTGGCGCCCACCCAGCGCCCCTCCACGGCAGCCTTGAGGGCCTGCGTAAACAACCCCTGCTGCTGTTGCAGCTGGGTGATCTGGGCGGTCTGGTCGTCGGAATACTGGCTGACGTCGCTCATTATGGAGACCCCCATGTCGCCGCGGCGCTCGAGGCCAGCAGCGACCAGTGCGTCGCGTCGGTGTGTGGCGCGCCGCCGCCCGTGCCGACCGCGGCGATGCAGATATACGACGACCCATTGGCCGTGTCGTAGGCGGCGTCGTTCAGGGCGTAACTGTTGGTCGAGACCCAGTTGCCGCGCCAGGTCAGGCCCGGTGGGCCAGCCGGGCCCTGAGCACCCGTTGCGCCTGTTGGACCCTGCGGCCCGGTGGCGCCGGTAGCTCCCTGCGGCCCGGTATTGCCGATCGGGCCCTGCGCGCCGGTGGCACCCTGTGGACCTGTGGCGCCTGTTGGCCCGGTCGGGCCCTGTGCCCCAGTCGCGCCAGCTGGGCCCTGCGGTCCGGTGGCGCCAGCCGCGGCGAGCAGCCCCCAGTTGGCGGTATCTGAGGGTGGTGGCGTGGCCGACGGACCCACTGCGTTCAGCGCGATGTAGCTCGAGCCCTGGTAACTGACGCCGTCGTTCTTGCTGTAGCCCGTCGCCGATGACCAGGCGCCGCGCCAGACCATGGTGACGCCGCCTCCACCGGCGACCACCGGCCCATTGGTGCCGCTGCCGTTGTGATTGTGGCCCGAGACCGGATCGAACAGGCCGTCGGTCAGACGAATCGACTGCGCGAGCCAGCGCTGCAGGTACGTCTGGACGTCGTCGCCCTGGGCGTACTGCAGCAAGCCAACGACGCGCGTCTTGAGCGTCATGGTCGTTGCTCAGTGGTCAGGCGCCGCCAGGATGTGGTCTTTGTCAGACGACAGATACGCGGGGTCGGTGCGCATGAGCACGTCGTACTCGGCCGGATCGTGCAACACCGCGACCTTGTGGGTGCTGCCGACCGCGCCGCCGGACGGCTCCATGCCCACGATCAGCCCATCCCCCGGATCGACGTAGACCACCTTGAACTGAAACTGCTGCTCAGTCATGCGAGTTGCCACCTCCCTGCTCCATCCTGGCGGTTGACGTTCAACCTGACGTGCGACTCGGCCAGCGTGTCAGCATCAGTTGCCTGGATCTGGCCGCACGCGCAACCTTCGTTCTGGACCTTGTTCACAAACATTTGTTGCACCTCGGCAGGCGCTGCGCCACCGCCCACGGGATGCGTCGAACTGGCGCCGCAGCCATCCGGACACTGCAACACGATGAAGTTGTGGTTTTCGGAGCCGTCCGTGTTTGCGCCCCATACGACCTGCTCGGCGGGAAGAGTGCCACTGTGACCCGTCTCGTCGGAGACCACCTCGACGGAGCCATCCGCGTTGAAGTTGACCGGTCGTATGCTCACGGGTTGGCCTCCGCGATCAGGAACGCGGTGGCTGCATTTGCTGCAATCAACTGAGAGGCATTACCAGCTACCAGCCCCGAAGAAAGGCTGGTGCTCCCGGTGATCCTGTCGGCAAACAGAGCCCCCGCCGTGATAGCCGTACATGCGGGTGACGCGGCACCGGTGGCAGTCAGGTGGCAGAACTGTGAAGCTGCTGCCGTCGTGAGCGTGGGCGTGACCGCCTTGGTTGCTCTGAGATGCCAGTCCCATATCGTGCTGCCAGCCCCATACGCCTGAGTCAGTAGCAGTTGCTGGGTGTTCGCCGCGTCGATGCGTTCGTAGTAGCGGAGGCAGCGCGCCAACTCATCCGCCGGGGGTAGCGGTGCATAGTTGGCTGGCTGCGAGCCATACACCAGCATCGCGTTATCGAGGTACGCCGTACAGGAAGCATCGAGTGCGAGGCCGACAGCGACACCTGTGGCATTCGACGGGCATGGCGCCGTGACGGTAAGTTGGCGGAAGGTGCCGTCACCTGTGTGAAATGCGCCGAACGTATAGGTGCTGGAGCACTGCACAAATGGCCGAACCGCATTGGCGGTCGAGGTCTGCACCATGATGCTGAACGACAGCGTTTGCCCGCGCACCTGGAAGTAGTCTTCCAGCTTCTGGTAGATATAGCTCTCAGCGTTATGGTTGTACGTAAACCCAAGGCTAAAGCGAGAATTGACGGCAACCGGTGACGTTTGCTGCTGCACCACGCTAAAGGTCGAAGTGCCCGCCAACCCATTCATCCAACGATCCGCTGAAAACGCACCATTAGCGGTAAACCCACTGGTACCTCTCTGCCAAAGCTCGAATCCACCGTTGACCAGTAGGTTGGCGCGCGCGACGTCCGGCCCCAGCTTGGCGTTGGTGACCGAAGCGTCCTGGATGGCCGAGCCGGCCACACTATTGGCCGTCAGGTTCAGCGGTGCGCCGAACGTCACCCCCGTCACGTCGGCGCGGATCAGCACCGAGCCGTCGCTCTTGAGCACGTTGATGGCGCGCGAGTTGGTCGCGTCCAGGTTCTCGAGCGTCAGCGCGTAGCGCGTTGCGTCGTTGACGGCGCTCACTGCGAGCGCCACGCCTTTGCCCGCGGTGCCCTTCAGCGCGTCGATGACCTGCTGGACGTTCGACGCGTTGATCGGATCGCCCGGATGCACGTCAGAAAATGTCATGGTGACCCCCATCGATAGCCAGTGTCGTACTTGTACCCGGCGTCCCAGTTGACCGTGGCCGGGGTCGTCAGATCGGCGTCGTCGACCAACAGCTTGAGCACGAGCGTGGCAACGATGACCGGCTCGGCGGTGCCCTTGCCCGACTCGCCACCCAGGTGGCTCAGGCGCCGCTGGATGGGCGGCAGCAGGATCACGTTGTAGGTCTCGCCGAACTCATCGCGCAGGCTGACGCGGCCGTTCCACTGCATCGGCTCGAGCTGCTGGTAGGTCGTCAGCGACCGCCCGAGGTCGCGACCGCCGAAACGATCCAGGTTGCCCTCGCCGAGGACCACGTCGTAGGTCCGCACGCGCCGCAGCGACGGGCGCAGCTGGGCCCGTGGGCTGATGGCGCGGACGATGCCCGGCGCATCGGGCCCGTTCGTGCCGTGCAGGCACAGCGCCAGGCGCCGTCCGAAAAAGTCCTGGCTGCCGACCACGTACGACAGCGGCGACTCGTTGGCCGTACCGAAGAGCACCTCAGCCTGATCGTCGGCGCCGACCTCGATGTCCAGGCTGGCGCCGATGCCCAGGCCGTCGGCCTGCACGTCGATCTGCAGCAGGTCTTTGACGGTAATCGGGTGCTGCCAGTCCTGGCCGGGGATGTGCACCTCCCAGTCGGTGGCGTAGCGGTACTCGACGTCCTGCAGCGGGTTCTCGGTGCGCGCGATCGTCGCCCAGGCAAGCGACGCCTGGCCGCTGCTGGTAGTGCGCGTGCCGAGCCACAGCCGCGGCGGGCTGGTCAGCGCGCTGATGGCCAACATGCGGCAGATCTGGCCCGGCAGGTAGATCAGCGCGCCGTGCCACAGCATCGGCGAGGGCCCGATGGCCGACGGGCTGGGCCCGTAGCCGGCGCCGTAGCCGAACGGCGAGGTGCCCGCGTCGCCCTGGCGGATGTCGCGGCCCCACATGATGTAGGTGTCCGTGCCGTTGTAGACCGCGCCGATGACCCACGGGCCGTAGGTCGCCAGCGCGGTGATCTTGCCGCGGATGGGCGTCTCGTTCGGCAAGCCGTGGCCCGGCGTGACGGTGGTGATGCGGCCGGTCGTCGAGCCGCCCGAGACGTCCAGGCGGAACAGCCCGGCGATCGAGTTGACGTACACCGAGCCGTTGGCCGAGATGCTGGCGGTGCCGTTATCGACGTCGACGGCCGACTCGTAAAACGGCATCAGGTTGGGCGTAAAGCCCGTCGCGCCGTCGACGTCGTGCAAGCCGTTGGTCTTGGCCACATACACGTGCGCCTGGTCGCTGACCAGGCTGTTGATGGGGTAGGTCGTGTCGCCGACGGCGATGCTCGCGCCCCAGTTGGCCGGTGTCATCGGTCCAGTAGCGCAGTTGATGACGCTCGAGACCGTGTCCGAAGCGATGAGCTGCCAGGCGCCGACGGCGCCGCTCGCCGAGGACTGATACCAGGCGTGGACGATGGCCTTGCGCGGCGGACCGCCGCCGGTCCACGTGCCGCTGGCGTTCTGCCACAGCGCGCCAGGTGCGCCTGCCGGCGTATCGGTCGTCGAGGTGCCGACGTACAGGTTGCCGTTGAAGGTGTCCATCGACCAGGCGTAGACACCAGCGCCCAGGTCGGCGACCTGCACGGGCGCGCCGGTGCCACCAGGGATGCGGTACACGTAGCGCCCGGCACCCACGTAGAAGTCGCCGTTGTAGTCCTGGCCGCAGCGCGGCGGGCTGGTCACGCCGGCCGGCAACGCGGTGGTCGTCACCAGCGGGCCCGGCAGCACCAGGCGCGGGAAGCGCGCGTCGGCGTTGATGGCGTACGCGTAGGTGCCCTGCAGCAGGCGCCATGAGTAGCCGAAGCCCAGGTGAAAGGTGTCCATGACCAGCGGCTCTTCGGAAACGTCCATCGGCTCGCCGGCGAGCTGCACGACGCTGGTCTGGTTGTCGCTGGCCTGGTTGCGCTGGGCGCCCTGGGTGTATTGGTACAGCGTCAGGTCGTAACCACCCAGGTTGATGCTTTCCCGCAGCGGGTAGGGCACGGGTCAGCTCAGCCTGGGGTCAGCACCGTGTAGCCGTAGCCAAAGTTGTCGCGCGAGCGCACGGTGAGCACCGCTGGCCAGTGCTGCTTTCTCACCTTCGGATGCTCGAGCGACAGGCGCTTCCACTGGTTGGCCGCCGCGCGCGCCTGGGCGCGCTGCTGGCGGTACACGGCCTGGTCGTCGGGCAGCCCCCATTTGGCGAGCTCGCCGAAGATCCACGCCTGGCCGATCACCTCCATGCCCACCAGCGGCAGGATGGCGCGGTCGGTATCCGCATGCAGTCCGCTCGCGGTGGCCACGCCGAAGCCGGTGCCGCTGTCGACCCACCACGACATGGGCACGAACAGCTGGGGCAGCAGCGTGTCGCCGCTATTGAGCGTCTGGGCGATCTCGATGCCAGGGCTGTCGCCGCCGGGCATCCAGCGCCAGTTGATCATCAGCTGGTCGTCGCTGTTCGGGTCGGCACCCTGGCCGCGGTAGTAGACCTCGACGATCTGGTCCTCGGCCTGCAGCCACGGCGCGACGCTCGCCATGGGGTACACCTTCTGGTCCTGCACCGCCGGGACCGACACCTTCTGGATAGTCCAGCACTCGTCGAGGACCTTGTTGGCCAGGTCGTTCAGGCCGAGACGGCCCTCGTAGCGCGCCGGTGGCAGACGGCCGATGAACTCGATCGGCGTGCCCACGGGCGTGTTGCTGGACAGCGCGCGCTCGAGCGTGACGGTACCGGTCACGTTGTCAAGGCCCTGATACACCACGCGGCGCACCTGGCCGGCGTTCGGGCCGCTCGGCTGGTACGCCCAGGTGTTGCCCAGAAACGACGCCTCGAGCTCGGTGCTCAGGAAGTCGGAGACGACGACCTGATTGGGCTGCGCCGCGCTGGCCGTGGTGGTGGTCAGGACGTTGAAGCCAGCCGCGTCGGCGAGCCGGTGGCGATAGTCGGCCAGCGTGTAGGGCACGGCTCAGCTCAGGCGTTGCCCTCGAGCGCCACGGTGGCCATCAGCCGCGCGTGCCCGGTGGTCGCCGGAATGCTGAGGACCTGCAGCGTGATCCGATCGCCGGGCCGCACCGAGCGCGTGTTCGGATCGGGCACCGCATTGTTGAACTCACCCGTCGAGGCCGCGGCCAGCGTCGGCTTGTTGCCGGCGGCTGCCCACACGCTGGTGCCGTTGATCAGCACGTCGCCGACGGTGTTGCCGGCGCCGCTGCCGGCCGTCACGGCGAAGAACTTGATGCCGGTGAGCCGCCCGTACGCGACGGACACCCACTCCTGCAGGACCTGGTTGGCGGTGACCGCGGCGTTGGAATAGCCGACGACCGTGTCGATGATGTTTTTGGCCTGTGCACGTGTACCTGGCATGGTCGGGGAAAGCCTCCTGCCTCAGTCGCTGTTGTCTTCGTCGTCGTCGTCTGTATCGGGCGTGGCGGGGAGTGGGAGAAAATGACCCTGCGCGTCGCGTTGGCGCGCGGAGGGCCTGGCTGGCTGCTCGAGTTGCCGCAGGGCGATCACCACCGCGGCGGCGATCTCGGCCGCCGAGCTGCTGCCACCGGACGGTACTGTGCCGCTGCGCATCAGCCCGGCGACGATGCCGTCGGCCAGCTCGGCCTGCTGGCGGCGGTCACTGTGCATGACGCTCTGGTGCTGGCGCAGCGCCTGCAGGGTGGCGAAGTCGTCGCGGCCGCAGTATTCGCAGTCGGGGACGTCCTGGATGTCCACGCCCTCGAGCTGCGGGAACCTGACCGACTGAGCGCCTTGCCAGCAGCCGCGCTCGCGCGCGTTGCGCCCGTTCGGGTTGCCCAGGTGCAGCAGGTGCTCCTTGCTCTGGCCGACGTGCTGGCCGCACGTGGGCACCAGCGGCGGGCGCAGGTGGTAGCCCAGGTTGATGACCTGGTCGACGCTCATCGCCGCGGCGCCCCCGGCTTGAAAGAGCGGCTCGAATGGATGGTCCATGTAGTACGCGCTCGAGCCGAACTGTCCGTACTCGAACAGCGGCGTGTTGCCGCGGCGGACCTTTTTCATCACCTCGCCGTCGGCCGCGTCGGCCGAGTAGACCTCGCCGGACGGACTGCGGAAGTACAGCAGCCCCTGGTCGACGATGACGGCATTCGGGGCGTCGGTGGTCAGTGTTTCAGGCATTCTTCGGCACCTGCTCCTCGGCGGCGGTCGGGATGACGGGCCGCTGGAAAATGGCGATGTATTCCCACTCGATCTCGTCGGTCAGCAGGTGCGGCGCGAGCGGACCGAAGGTGGGCAACGTCGAAACCCGCCACAGACTGTCATCCTGGGCGAGCGGCGTGCGCGGGCCCCTGGGTGGCCGCTTGCCGACGCCCTTGAGTGGCACGACCGGCAGCGGTCCGCGCGGTCGCTCGGGCGACAGCGCCACGAAATCCCAGCCCTGGCGCTCGAGGTGGCTGCGCATCCGCTCGAGCGACCAGTTGCGTTGACGCACCAGCAGGTCGGCGCTCGAGCGCGCCGGCACGCGCACGTGAAACGGCAACCGGTACGCCTGCCGCTCGGTGACTATCGGCATCTATCAATCAATTAATCAGGCAAAGACGACGATGCCGCCGCCGGCTGAGCCTGGCGTCAGGTAGATGCCGGTCCTGGCCGGGATGTCCAGGACGATCGGCACACCGACGGCCGGCGTCGTCAGCTGGCACAGCATCGTGCCGGTGGCCGACGAGGGGTTGTCGTAGAAGGTCAGGTTGCCGGTGACGGCCGAGGTGACGACGACCTTGGCCAGCCGTCCGGCGCGCGGCTTGACGACCACGCCCGCGGTGCCAAACGCCACGTAGTCGGCGCCGCTGAACGTCTGCATCATCAGTCACTCACTTGACCGCGTTGAGCTTGACCGTCCAGTCGCTCGAGTTGGTAGTCGCGGCCGCGGCCTCATCAGCTTCCAGTCGCTCGAACATCCCGTAAATGGTGTCCATCGACACGATCCAGCTCAGGTCGAGCGGCGAGTACCAGGTGTGCGTCGTCGGCTGGCGCTGGATGGCCTTGAAGTAGTGGGTCTTGGACCAGTACGCGCCGACGCTGTTCGGCGCGGTGCCGGCCAGCAGCTGCGACTCGTACACGTCGGCGCCGTACATCTTGCCGACCCTGGCCTCCTCGACGGCGGTGCCCGCCTCGTCCTGGCCGACGTACAGCATGTTGGTGAATTTTTCCAACTTGAGAAACCCGGAGTACGTGGCCGGACTGACGGCGATGTACCACGGCCGCGGCGCGGCATTGTTGCGCAGCAGGGTGCGGCCCTGGATCAGGTTGTCGTCGCTGAGCTCCGAGCCGGCGGTGCCGACGGCGTTGGTCGCCGCGGAAAAGAGACCCGCGGCGTCGACGTCCATCTGACGCGCCAGAGCGTAGGCGCCGGCGACCGTCGTCTCAGCGCGAATGTCGTACCGGCTCTGGATCTCGGCGATGTCCTCGATCTGCTGGGCGATCGCGCGGTGCCCGTTGGTCATCGGCAGCACGAACTGCTGCTGGGTCTCGGTGATGGCCTGCGGGGTGAGCGCGGTGCCGGCGGCCTTGGGGTTGGCGGTCAGGTTGTGGCGGCTCGGCAGGTTGATGGTGTTGGCATGCTGGTCGACCAGCGCGCTCTTGTCGTCGAACAGCGCGGCGATGACGACGTCGTATTGAATGGCCCGATTTAGTTCAGGCGACCAGACCTGGTCGATGAACACGGCCGAGGTCGTGATATTTACGTTCGCCAAGGTGGAAAAACCCTCCGCGGAGGGCTGGCTATCAGCCCGTCAGCTCGTTAGGAACTCCGGCCGTTGCGCTCAGCAGAGGCGGCGAGCTGCTGGGTCAGCGCGTCGATCTGCGCTGAGCTGAGCTTGCGCGCCTCCTTGGGCGACATGGCCAGGTAGTCGTCAATGGAAATGCCACCAGACATGTCGGCGCTCGTGCCGTTGTGGGCTTCGGGCGTGGCGCGCGAGCCGACGAGACGGCCGCGCAGGCCCTGCAGCTCGGCCTCGAGACGCGCCACCTGTTCGTCACGCGCGCGCTTGCCGAAGTCGAAGGCCAGCTTGGCCAGTTCGACGGGCGAGGGCGCGGCGTGCAGCTTCTGGTAGTCGTCGTCGGTGATGGTCGGGTCCAGGTTCTTGAGGGTGCCGAAGTCTCTGGCCATCTCGGTCAGGATCTGCTGCCGGGTGGCCGTGGTGAGCGCCTGTGCCTGGCGGTTGCCGCGGTACATGCCCAGGATCTGCCGCATCGCCTGATCGCGTGTGGCGAAATCCGGAGACTCGGCGAGTTGGAACAACTGCTCGACGCGCTCGGTGGCCTCGCGCTGGACGCGTTCGGCCTGGTCGCGTTGCTGCAGGAGCGCCTGCTCGCGTTCGTACGCGACTCTGCCCTCAGCCAGTCCACGCTGATACGCATCCTCGGCCGCTCGACGTCGGGCGCCCCGCGTCTCACCCTCCTGGGGTGACGACTCGGCTCCAGCGACCTCATGCGCGGGCTCGGGCGCGCCCGTCTCGTCAGGTTCCGGTGCCAGTGCGGCGGGCGGTGCGGCTTTATCAAGGTCGGCAGGTGGTCTCAGGTCCTCGGGATAGATCGAAACATCTGGTCCCAGGGCGATCTCAACCTGTGGGCTGGATAAAACTTCCGGGCCCGTCGGGGCAGGTGCGCCTGCGTCTGACGATGGCGTCTGTGGCTGCATGGCTCAGACGAGCCAACTGTACTGCAACCGCGGAGTTATTCAGAATCGCGAGCGTGCCGGCGGTATAGTCGGGCCACTTGAGAAAAAACGCTCCCGCGTCGCAAGTTGGCTCGAGCGACCGGGAGCACGACACCGAAATGGAGTAAGCACTTCGATGCAACCACAGACTAGCGTTTTCATCGCGGAAGGCCTAGTGATCAGCGCGGCGCTGATCCTGGTCGCCGTCCTGGTAATTGTGCTCAGTCCGCTGCTGTGGACCGATCACCTGTTTTACAGCTCGCACCAGCTGATGCCTGCCGGCTGCTCGGTCACAACGCCACTCGGGAACAGCTCCGTTGGCGTGGCGCACTGCCCGGCATGGGCAAACTGGCAGCCTGCGGCCTGACCCTAGACGACGCCCGCCGCGGCCGCGTTGGCGGCCTGTAAGCCCTGCAGCCCGGTCTGGCCACCCAGCAGCGACTGCATTAACGCCTGGTGCTGATATGCGTTGCGCAGTAATTGCTGCTGGAGCATGAGCTGATTACCCGTCACGTCTGGGCCGTAGCCCACGACCGGCGCCATGACGCCCGTCGGCTGCATCCGTGACAGACCTGCACCAGGTCCTGAGGCAATGTCGCGGAGCACCATTTTTCCCGCGGCGTCGGCGGCCACGGCGTCAACTCGCTGCAGCGCGGCCCGCTGAGCGTTCTGCGCCATCTGCTGCCACTGGGGCGAGCTGACCATGCCGTCTGCCATCTGCTGCGTCAGCTGACCGCGGTACTGGTCGTATGTCCGTTGCTCCTGCGGTGTCAGCCGCACCTCGTCGTACGGCCCGTACGGGATCGTTTGTGGGGTCGGGCCTGGGGCAACGCCGACGTTTTGCATCGCCTGCAGCACTGGCGTCGGCTGGCCAGCGGCAGTGCGCACCGGGAGTAACTCGCCGAGTCCTTGCAACGGGTTGCTGACGGGTCGCCCGAGCATGTCCACGCGTGCGGGCAGGTTCTCGCGCAGCCCGGGAATATTCTGGGCCACGTTTTCGAGGACACTCTGCGGCAATTCCTGCGGCATCCGCGGCGTGAGCGCCTGGCGTTGGGTGGGATCGGTCATCTGAGCGATGGACCGCACCTCGCCCGAGAATGGCACCAGACCGCCCAACACGCTCGAAGCGACGTCGCCCGCAGACGTCATGCCGACACCGGCCACGCTATTGGACTGCAGAGCGTCATACAGGTTGGCGAAGGTGCGCATCGGCGTGGCTGAGGCGAGCTGTTGCCCAACTTCGGACACGAGCTGTGCGGCGGCAGCCACGCGCGGGTCCTGGACGCCATACGCTTCGGGCCCTGCGGTTTGCTGGCGAGCCGTGGCAGCGTTATAGGCCTGCACCGCATCTGCGTAGGCCCCAGCAGTCATCATCGGCCCACGCAGTGCGGGCGGGAGCTTCTGCCAACTGTGATACGCGCCATCGGGTCCGAGGAAGCTGTTCGGCTGATTGCCGTCGGCGAGCCATACCTGGCGCTGGCCGGGGTCGCTGGGTCCCGCGCCGGTGATCGCGCCACCCACGGCCTTGTTGGCCAGCCACATACTCAGCGCGGTGCCGACCAGATTGTTGGTCAGGCGCTCGGTGAGTGGCCCCACGGCGCTGCCGGCTGGCGTGGTGCCAAGACCGGCCGCGTACGGACCGCGCCCGAGCAAACCGCGCCCAACATCGAAGGCCGTACCAGCCAAGCCGAGCGGCGTGGACTCGACCATGCGGGCGGCCATGGCCATGCCCATGCGATATACGGGGAACAACGCGTCGCCGACCGGACCCGCTTGGTTCACAAACCTGCCGAACGCGCTGGTCAGCGTGCCCAGATCGCCGCGCAATGCCGTGCGGTCGCCCATGGCCTGGACCCGTGCGCTGACCGGCCCAGAGAACTGACGTTGGAACTCGGTGAACCACGCCGGGCCACTGAGCCCGGCAGCCGAAGCGTTGGCACCTGATTCCGCGCCGTGCTCCATGCTCTGGATCAATTGCGAAGTGGCGTTCTGAAACGCGCCGTGCAGCGCGCCCATGCCCTCGAGTGCGCGTGCGACGACCGTCGGCAAGCCAGGAGCCGCTCGCGCCGAAACGGTGCCAGGTGCTGCTAATGAAGTGCTCAGCCCGCGCAGAAAGTTGCCGGTCCAGTTGACGATGCCAGACTGGGCACCCAGCACACGACCCTGGATACGCCCAGGCTGGAAGCTCGCCAGGTCGCGGATAAGGCCAGCACCGCCCGAGAGCACCGGGGTGAGCGTCGAGTTGAACACGACGTCGGCCGCGGTGTTGAAGCCACCGATGATGCCGCCGCGATAGGCGGCGCGCAGCCAGTCGGCAGTCGCCACACCGCCGGGTCGGGCCGTAGCCAGATCGACGCCAGGGCCGGCCAACAGCGCGCCGGCGGCGGTGCCACCGGCGACCTTGAGCCAGCGGTTCGGGTCGTTCGGGTCGGTCGCCTCGTAGGTGCCGAGACCGCCGGCCGCGCCGCCACCCAGCGCGCGGGCAAAGGCGGCGTTGATCGCACCCGGCTGAGCGCCGCCGATAATGTCGCCCGTTCCCTGGCGTGCGGCGAGCAGATTGCGCAGGCCGGTCAGCACGTCGCCAGCCTCCTGCGGGGCCGCCGAAACGACGGGCTCGAACTGATTGCCAGCGGTGCGCACGAACTGCGTTGCCTCTGGGTTGGCCGCCTGCGCTGCCGCGTAGCTGTTCGCCTGCTGCGCTGCGGCACGCGGCACCATCTCCTGGCCGGTGAGCGGGTCGAGCAGGACGCCACGCGGGCTATAGGCGGCCGGCGCGAGCTCCGTGGCCGCAGGGCCCTGTTGCAACAGGGCCAGCGACTGATCGGACCAGGGCACGCCGCTGATGTCGAGCGGGCGCAGGATGGCCGGCAGCGCTTCTCGCGGTCCCTGTTGCAGGAGTCCAAGCGACTGGGGGCTCCACGGCACGCCGAGCGCACCGGCTTCGGGACCCAGTCGCGCGAGCTCGGGTGCGGCCGCGAGCGCCGCGCGACCGGCCTCCGTTGCCGCGCCGCCAGGACCTGCCGCGCCACCCAGCACACCCAATCCTGTTTGCAGCGCGCCACCGAGGATGTCGCCGACGTTGCCTTGCTGCACGCCGCTGACCAGTTGCGGGATGCCCTGCTGGACGATCTGGCCGTACGGGTCGAAGCCCAGCTGCGGCCCGAGCGGTTTGGTGATGTCCAGCGGTGGCCCGGCCTGGAGCCCGAGCCGACCCTGACCCTGCAACTGATCGGCGAGCGCGTTCTGCTGCTGCCACCAGTCGCCCACCCCGGCGATGCCCTGCGCGCTGAGGTCCGGCACCGCGCTGAGCGCGCCCTGGACGGTGGGGATGCCCTGCGACACGAGCGCGTTCTGCGACAGCATGTCGCTCACCGACTGCGGTGCAGCGCTGATGTCGGCGGCGTATGGGCTCAGGATGCTCTGCGCCTGGCCGAGCAGGTTCTGGCCGGTCTGACCCACGGCCTGGGTTGGCGGGCCGCCGACGTTCAGCACCGCCTGGGCGACGTTCTGCGCCTTGCTCTGCACCTCCGGCGACTGCAGCAGGCCGGTGGCCAGGTCCTGGCCGGTCTTGAGCAGGTAACCGGCGCCCAGGTCCGGTGCCGCCGAGCCGAGAACGTTCAGGGCTGAACCGCCGGTCTGCAAGAGTTGGCTGCCCAGGTCCGGGCTCGAGCTCGCGGGCTGGTTGGCACCCATCGTGAGCGCGCTGGCGGGAGGCGTTGCCCGCTGCGTGCCGTCGATGGGGTGATCGACGAAGATCGCCGCCGTCGCCGCGCCGTGGGTGCCGGGCACCTGCGCGATCTGGTCGGGCGTCATCCAGTCCGACCCACCCCTCAGCGCCTGCCCGCTCGCGCCGACGTGGTACTGGCCGGTGTCTGAGTTGTAGCCGTCAACGTACAGGTAGTGGTTCGGCGTGCTCACAATGACGGGATTGCCGCTCTGGGCGCTCGAGGCGACGTCGCTCCAGTTGACGCCCTGAGCCAGGTGGGCATCGACGCCCATCTTGTTGAGCAAATTGACCTCGCTCTGTGGGCCAGCCATGCCAGTCGATGGGTCCCAGCCGACCTGACGCGCGAGGGCGATCGCTTCACTGGGCGTCGGGTTGCGGCCATAGGTTGCCGCGAACGCGGCGGCGGCGACCGGGCCGCACGCGGTGTAGGCGTCCGACGTGCTCAGGCCTGCTTCTTGTTCGAACTGGCGCTGCGGCTCGACCGCGGCGGCGGCTTGCCTGCCCTGCGCGGGCGTGTTGACGGGCGCGCCCATGCCAGGATCGCCACCCCGCCCGGTGACGGCACTGACCGCGTTCTGCGCCGCACCCTGCACGCCCGAGACGGCGCCGCGCGCCTGGTCGATGACCGGCTGGTACTGGTCGACGATGCTCTGAATCTTGCCGACGTAGTTCGGGTCGGTCATGTAGCCGGCGTCTTTGAGCCCCTGCACGAAGTTGCCGACGTTGGCCTTGCCCTGGTCGACCAGGTTCATCACACCCTGGTAGCGCGGGTTGTCGCGCAGAAAATCGACGAAGTCCTGGAAGCTCTGGGTGGCGTTGTCGTAGCGGCGGAACTGGTCGGTGATCTGCACCGGGCCGTTGCCGTAGTCCTCCCAGGTACCCGACGTCGTCGCGCCTGCCGGGCCCTGACCCTTGATGCCGAACAGGTTGTTGCCCGGTGCGGATTTGCCATAGCCGGTCTCGTTGGCGGCCATGCCGATCATTGCCGCGGCCGGAATCCCGGTCTTGTCCTGGACCCACTGCGCGGCCGGCGCGACTGAACGCACGAAGGCCTCGGGCGAGCTCGAGTCGACCTGGACGTTCGGCATATCGCCCGTCGGGCCGGCCGCGGGCGTCGGGGTAGCCGTCGCCGGTGTCGGGGCTGCTGGCGCTGGTGTTGGTGTAGGCGCGGCCGCAGACGTGTTCAGTCCGGGGATGGGCAATGCGGTGGCAGCCGGCGTTGACGGTGTCTGGGGCGTCGCCTGTGCAGGATTCAGCAGGTTCTGGATCTGCTGCTGCGCCCAGTTTTCTCCAGTACTGGCCATGTCCGTCAGCGCCGGGCTCGGCGACGGGGTTGGCACCTCGGGTGGGGTGGGCAACGGCGACGGCGTGGGCGTTGGTGTCGGCGCACCTGGTGGTGCTGCAGGCGTCGGCTCGGCGACCGGCGTCTGGGCCACGCCGAGTGGGGGTGTCGGCGCCGGCGTGGGCTCCGGGAGGGGAGTGGGCGCCGGCGTCGGCACGACGGGCGGTGGCGCGGGTGCAGGCGCGGCGGCCGCGGGCTGGGGCACCGACGGCACCATCGACTGCAGTTTTCCGAGCGTGTCCTGAATGGGCGCAATGGCGGCCTGCATGGCCTGTTGCGCCCACGACTCGCCGGCGTGCACCTGCTGCGTCGCCTGCTGGGCCCACATCTGGCCGGCCGTCTGCGAGTAGGTGTCGTCGTCGAGCCAGATGCCGCTGCCGGGCATGGCCTACCCTACGCCAGCGAGGTCTGCGCTACGGGCGCCTGCTGGCCGACGCGACTCTGCTGGTACTGCTGCAAGAATGCCGGCAACGACCCGCCGACGGCGCCGAGGCCCGAGCCGAACGCCTGCAGCTCGTCCGGCGACAAGCGCTCGAGCGCGCCGGGCCCCAGTGACTGCGCGCCCTGGCCCATGATCTGCTGGATGGTGCCGAGCGTCTGGTTGTAGTCCCAGCCTGGCGTCGCGCTCTGGGTGCCGCCCAGTTGGCCGGCCAGACCGGCCGCGCTCTGGGGCGTCGGCGCGTTGGTGCCGGTGGCCTGGAAGGTGGGCATGCCGACGTTGTTGGCCAGCGACTGCAGATAGACCGGCACGTTGGTGTTGCCCTGCGCGCCGCGCAGGTAGTTGGACAACTGGAACGTATTTTGCGGGCCCTGGAGCTGGGCCGCCGTGCTCAGGTATTGCTGGCCGAGCTGCCCCTGCTGCAGGGCGAGGTTGCGCGCGAACTCACTCGCCTGTTCGGTCGGCGCGCCCTGGTACATGCCGGTGAGATTGGCTTGTTGGAGTGCACCGGCGAGCGTCTGCTGCGGCGCGTTGGGATTCGGCTGTACGGCACCAGGCGTAGCTGCGCCCGCGGCGGGCGCCGTGCCCGGTGGCTGCAAAAACACGTTGGGGTTGCTCGACTGCGTACCGGGCGCCCAGCCCGTCGCGGCGAGCGTGCCCTGCGGCGTGCCCCAGCCGGCCTGCCCGGTGCCGGTCGGCGTGCCGACGTGGATGCGGCCGTCGGTGCCGATGAAAAAGCCCGTACCCGTGGCCGTGCCCGGAGCGGCGCCGGGGCCAGTCGCGGCGGACGGCTGGCCACCGCCGGCGCTGATGATCTGGTTGATCTGGTCCTGGGACAGATTGAGGGGTGCGCCACCGTTGAAATTTTGTGGGGTGACGCCCAGGAACTGCTGGGCGAGCGACTTGGCCGCGGCGTCGTTATAGTTGCCGCCGGCCATGGCCTGGATCTGCTGCGACAGCTGGTTCCACGTCAAACCGCCGCCACTACCACCGCCTGCGCTACCACCACCACCGGCGATCGCCTGGCCGCCGGCGGTGGTCGCGGTACCGGTGCCGCCGAACTGACCGGCGATATTCGGGATGCCTGGTGCGGGCGTGTACCAACCCGTCAGCCCCGCCGTTGTCGCGGCCTGGTTGTACTGCTGGGCCTGCTGGGCGAGCGACAACTGCGCCTGGAACTGCTGCTGCTGGAGTTGGGCGAGCTGCTGGTTGATCTGCAACTGCGGGATGCCCAGCTGCTGCATCTGCTGTTGAGCAAACGCGAGCTGGGCGTCGAACTCCTGCTTTTGCTGGGCCAGTTGCGCCTGGGTGACGCCCGAGGTCTGCGCGGCGAAGGCGGCCAGGCCACTCAGGTCTGGGCTGGCGATATTGCCGGGCGACGCGACGCCTGGCGCATTGCCGGCGCCGGTCGCACCACCCCCAAACGTATTGCTGCCGAACGTGCCACCACCTTGTTGGGCGGCGAGGCTGACGCCCGTCTGCGAGGCGGCGGCTTGCTGTGCTGACGCGAGGTCGCCGGCATTGACCGTGATCTGGCCCCCCGTCTGGATATTGGGGAGGGTGAACTGGGGCATGCGCTAGGTGGCTCCCATCGCGGCGTACGGCGAGGCCGCGCCAGTCGTCGACGAGGCCGGGCTCGAGTTCGGCGTGGCGTACGGCGACTGGACCGCACCCGAGTTGAGCTCATTGCCCCACAACTGGTGCACGAAGTCGGTGGTCGGTGGCGAGTACTGCTGCAGCATGCTGGGCATCGCACCGCTGAAGGCGCCTTGATTGGGCGGGTAATTGGGTGTTGGATTGGGAGCCGAGCTTTGACCACCGATGTTGATGGTCACCGGCGCGCTGGTCTGCGGCGCGGCTTGCGGCGTCTGGAGCAGCTGCGGTGCCGCCTGGCCCATGGCCGCGCGGCCGGCCGGGTTATCCATGAAGCCCGCGGCGTTCATCGCCGCCGTCGAGGCCTGCGGGTTGAACGGCATCGGACTCGGTGCCGCTGCAGGAGCGCCCGCGGGATTGGGCATCGGCTGCGCGCCACCCATGCCTGGCGCACCCGGCGGCATGTTCGGCATCGGCTGCGCGCCGCCAGGGCCACCTTGCACGGCCGAGCTGCCACCAGGCGCCAGCCGTTGCAGCAGGGCCGGCAGTTGCGGCGCGGTCGGCTGCTGGGGTGGTGCGAACTGCGGCGTGTTCAGCTTGCCGGCCATGTAGTCCATGACGTTCTGGAAGGCGCCCGCCATGGCCGTCGAGCCCGCTGGGGCGTTGGCGTTGATGCCCGCCAGCGTCGAGAGCACGTTGCCGCCCAGACCCGTGTAGGCGTTGGCGCGCGTGGCCAGGGCCTGCTGGGCCGCATTCGCCAGCGACGCCTGGGTGCCGAACGCCGTAAGCCCGGCGTTGGCCGCGGCGACGTTGGCCGCATACGGCGTGGTGCCGGCGATCGTCGAGGTCGTGAACTGGTTCAGCAGGTCGTTGGCCTCGGCCGGATCGCCCGAGCCGCCCGGCCCGAACACCTGCTGCTGGATGCTGCGGATGGCGTTCAGCTTGTCCTGCAGGCCGTACAGCGGCCCGAGCAGGTTCTGCTGGATGCCGGCCAGGTTCTGGGCCGCCTGCGACAGCTGGTTGGTGCCCTGCGTGCCAGCCAGCCCTGCCTGGGCGGTCGCTAGCTGAGCCTGGGCCGGCAGCAGCGTGCCGGTCTGCGCGTTCGTCTGCGCGGTCTGGGCATTGATCAGGCCGGCGTTGGCCTGGGCCTGCGTCGCCTGCGCCTTGGCCAGGTCGGACTGCGAGCCGGTCAGGTCCGTCTGGGCCTGAGTGAGCCCGGTCTCCGCCTTCTGCTTGTCGATCAGGCCCGGCAGCAGCGCATTGGTCTGGTTGGCCTGGGCGGTCAGCGCGTTGGCCTGGGCCGTGAGCTGCTGGACCTCGGCGGGCGTCTTGGCCGTGGTCGCGTCCGCGGTGGCCTGCTGCGCAGCCGCGCTGGCGCTCGCCTGGCCGGCCTGCGCGGCGACCAGTGCGCGCTGACCAGGCGCGCCGTCGACGAGGACCTGGGCCTGCGCCCTGGCGGTGGCGGCGTCCGCGTCGGCCTTGCCCGCCTGCGACTTGGCCAGGTCGATCTGCGACGGGTCGACCAGGTTCTGGTCGATGGCTTTGCCAAGCGACGTCGAGTACGCCGCGTTAGCCGTCTCGACGCGCTGCTCGGCCTGGCTCAGCGTCTGGTACAGCGTGTTGAGGTTGCCGCTGGCCGAGACGAGTTTTTGCTGGTCGAGCGGGTTGGTCGACTGCTGCAGCGCGTCGACGGTGGCCTGGGTCGACCGCACCTGGTCCCAGATGCCCGCGACGCTGACGTTGGCCGCCTGCACCTCGGCGGCGGCGGCCGCGGTGGACTGGTCGACCGTGTACATGCCCGCCGGACCCTGCGGCGTGCCGACAGCTGGGGCGGTCTGCGGCGTGCCACCGGTGCCAGGGCTCGGCGGACCGTACGGCGTCGTCGCCGGCCTGGCGCCCGCGTTGGGGTCGATATTCACGTTGGCGGGCTGGTCACTCGGCGCGACGTACGGCGTGCCCTGACCGCCGGGCTGCGTTGCCGGCTGGCCGGTGGCCGAGTCGACCCAGATCCACTGGCCAGGATTGTTCGGGTCGGGGCGCGCGGTAATCGGCATGTCAGCTCACCGGGGGTTGTGGTGCCACGCCCGTCGGCATCGGCGCGGGTGTGACCTGCGGCCGCGGCGGCGGCGCCTGGGGCATGGCCGCTGCAGGCGTCTGGAGCGGCGGTGGTGGGGTGGGCAGTTGGGCTGACGGCGTGCGAGCGGCGGCAGCCTGCTGCGCCAGGGCGAGCGGCATGGTCGAGCCTTCAAACGGTTTGGGCGCCGGCTCGCCCGCGGCGTCCGCCGCCCAGCCAGCGATTTGCTTGGCGCGCGCGATCGAGTCATTGATGTCCGCGCCCTGAATCAGCAGCTGGCGCATGGGATACACCTGATTGAGCGCCTGGCCTGGCGCCGTGCCCTGCGCCACGAGCTGGTGGTACGCCGCGTCCGCCGCCTGGGTGTCGCCCACGGGTGAAAAATTCCAGCGCTGCACGGCCTCGTCCTGGCTCAGCTGCTGGCCACTGAGCGGCTGGCCGAGTCGGCTGGCGATGCCGTCCGCGTACTCGCTGACCCGCTTGGCGAAGCCATCCACGGTCTGCTGCAGGACGTCCTGCGACGACTGCCCGGCCACGGCTCAGCGCTTCTTTTTCGCCTGACGCTGGGTGTTGAGCGCGATCGCAATAGCCTGGCGTTTCGGCTTGCCCGCGTCCAATTCTGTTTTGATGTTGCGCCCCACCGCTTTGGGGCTCGAGCTCTTGATGAGCGGCATCGTCTAGGAACTGTGCAGGTGGCCGCCGCCGTTGCCGCCGGTCGGCACGCTGCCCTTGTGCAGGCGCTGGGGCGGGCACGGATAGCTATGCCGATCGCACTCGAGCATGCCCGGTTGGGGCGGCAACAGCTGCGCGTTCAGGCGCGCCAGGCGGTCGAGGTCCGGCTCGCTGTTCGGCCCAGCCCGCGAGCCGGCGTTGCTGGGCCCGCGCTCGGCCTGGTCTCTCACGGCCGACGCCGTGTGGGGATGGTGACCCGCAGCGCCGGTGCGCGCACAGTGGGCGGACGCATGCCGCCGCCGACGGCCGGTGCGGCCGGCATGCTGGGCAATTTCGGCATCCTGGGCCGCGCGCCGGCGATCTTGGGCAGCTTCGGGCCCTGTGCTTTGCCGTTGGCCATGGCTACTTCTTTCCTTTCGTGCCGCTCACACCAATGCCCGGATACTTGGCCTTGACCTTGGCCCGCACCGTGGCCCTTTCCGCTGAGGTGCCGTGTTGGCTGACGCGCGCCAGGGCGTTCCGCGCGTGCGACTCGTCCGGGATGGGGTAGCTGCCGGAGCCTTTGCCGCCTTTGCCCTCGCCCTTACCCGGCAACGCGAATTGCGACGGCTTCAACGACTGGCGGCGCTTGCTGCTGAGCTCGGCCATCTACTTTGATTCGCCTTTCTTGAGCGGCACGCCACGCTTGCGGTCGAGTGCGTTGTCGCGCCGGCTGCCCTCTTTGATGCCAGCCTTGCGATCGGCGGCGTCGTCCTGGGCCGCCGTCCACGGCTTGCCGGTCTTGGGGTTGATGCGCGCCTTGGCCACGGCAGCTACGTCGCGTTACCCGTTTCGCCCTTGTTCCAGGAGTACGACTTCTTCTTGGCGGGCGTGTCGTTGTAGACCTCGGGCTCCTCGATGAAGTTGGCCAGGTTCGAGTTGTCGCTATTGGCCAGGGACGATCCGCCGCGACTGGCGACGCGTCCGGTCGGGTTGGGGTTGCTGGTGCCGGCTGAGCCGGAGCTCACGTTGGGCATCTTGCCTGCCATGCTGACTATCCACCCGGAGGTGCCGCGGCCCCCGGTCCGACTATGGCGCCCGCCTGCTGGGATGCGAGCACGTCCTGACGCATGGGCCCAGCGCCCGACGCCCCGCCCATGATGCCACCGATCGCCGCGTTGACCGGCTGCGGCGGCGTGGTGCCCGGCAGATTGCCGGTCGCGCCCTGCGGCTGGCCCTGGCCGGGCAGCGCCGCGGTGGGCGTGCCGTCTGGCATCGCCTGCCCGGACTGGACCGCCTGGAACAGCTGGGCCATCTTCTGGTCGTCGAGCTTTTTGCCGACCAACTGGAACAGGTACTGCTGGCCCTGGGGCGTGTTGAACAGCAGCTTCTCGGTCTGAATCTCGATCATCGTCTCGTCCGGGCTCTCGTCGCCGAGGCCCTTCTCGAGCGCCTGGCGCAGCGGGATGCGGCCCTCGATACTCCACTGCATCAGCATCTGCGCGTACGGCAGGTTCTCGCCCTCTTCGGGCGGGTACTCGCACCAGAAGTCGTACACGCCTGAGCACATGTCCTGGGTCAGCTCCTGCGCCTTGCGGACGCTCTGGCGCATGCCCTTGGGCTGCACGCTGCAGTACACCGGCACGGTGACCTCGTAGTTGTCGACGATGCGGTCGGCGATCTCGGTCGCCATGCTGCCGACAAACGTCATCGCCTGCAGGCCACCGTTGAGCACGTCGTCGTAGGCGTCCTGCAGCATGCTGCGGATGAGCGCCCGATCGTGACCGCTGGTCGCCCCCGGACCGCCACCAGCCGCCGCCGACGGCGCCTCCTCGTGCACCGCGCCGAGCATCAGGCCCATCAACTCGTCGACGTCCTTGTTGGTGCCCGGATGAGTGGCGGGTACGGGCGTGCCGGCCACGTACTGCGCCTTCATAGGCTGCACGTCGATCTCGCGCGGGCGGCCGTTTTCGAGCACCAGGTCGGGGCTTACGTCGGCGTTGGCCGGGATGAACCAGCCGCCGAAGGCGTGCTGCCAGGTGTGCGCCAGCTTGGCCGTGGCCAGGTTGTTCATGCCCTGGAACGACGACAGGAACGGCCACAGGAACGGCACGCCGCGGCGGTCCGGGTCGGTCTCCGAGGCGAAGTTGCAGCCCCACACCCACGTGCCGCACAGCCGATTGATGCCGAAGTCGCGCTTCAGGTCGACCGCGGCCAGGTTGGTGTCGCCGCTGCCGTTGACGCGATAGGCAACGGTCAGGTTTGACCCATCAGTCGCCGGCGCAGTCACGCCCTGGCCGATGTAGTAGATCACCGAGCCTGGCCGCCACAGCTCGTACAGGGTGAACTTGGGATAGTTGCCGCGCGCCTGGGACATGTAGTCGGGGTCGTACCCGGCGCCGATGTGCCCGCGCTCGGCGAAGCGCCAGCGGTAGCCGGCCGCCTCGAGCTGCTCCTGGGCGTACTGCGAGCGGACGATCAGCCCGTCCAGGCGATGGCCCGGACCCAGGATCGGCAGGCATTGGTCGACCCCGATGACGCGGATCGAAATCGGCACCTGGCGCGCCTTCCAGTCGAGCAGGTAGTCCTCGTACATCTGGCGCGAGTGGCGCGCGGTATCAGCCTTCCACTGGCGGTACACGCCGCCATCGTCGTCGACGTAGCTGGGCATGTTCTCCCAGCCGGCCGCGGCGGGAAAGCACAACACCGCGGCGGCGCCCTGGTTAAAGAGCATGTCCATGAGCGGCCGCCAGAACTGGCCGTGCTGCTCCTCGACAGCGGACACGCACGCGTTGGCCCATACCTCGAGGTCCGACGCGTTGGTGCGCGCGGTGACGCTCTTGCCCATCGGATCTCTACGCAGGCGCGGGCGCTTGGAGCTGAGCATCTGCACCGCGTGCAGCGCCACGGTGATGCCGTAGGGCAGCTTGATGGCCAGATTGCCGGCCACCTGGGCGAAGTCCTTGGGCACGACCGGATCCCAGCGGTTGGCCAGCCAGTCGCGGCAGTCGCGCACGCGCAGCCGAGTGGTGGTGAACTCGTTGTACTTGCTCCACCACATCGTGGCGAGCTGGCCAGGCGTCGGAATCTCGCGCTCGTCCATTTGGGAAAAAACGAGGCGTTCCGCCGCTGGGTACCGGAGCAGGCCGCAACCGTTCCCTGCGGCGGCCTGCCGATGCGAGTCTAGCGCATGGTCGCGAGAGGGACTACGTTGCGCTCGAGGTCGAGCTACTGGCCGGCGTGGCGGAGGACGCGGACGCCGTGTCGTCGGCGGCTTTTGCGGCCGCGGCGGCTTCGACCTCGTCCTCGGTCGCCTTGCGCACCGCCCACAGGTTGCGCACCGCGTCGTGTTCCACGTGAAGCGGCGGATCGCCCTCGAGCAGCGCCTCAGCGCCGGCGTCGTCGAGGTCTGGCAGGTCGACGTAGATGGTCGCGCTCTGCGAGCTCTCGAGCTGCTGGGCCAGGTCGGCGGTCGGGCTGGTGGTCGTCGAGGTCGAAGTCGTTTTGGACGTCGTTGGCATAGCCGGAGTCTAACGCTGTCGGAACAGCAACACGGCCAGCACCAGCACCAGCAGCAGGAACAGCGCCAACGGCACGTACGCGTCACTCACCCCGGCTGCGCCCGCCAACCAGCGCACCCGTGTGCCGCACCGTGGTCGGCGTGCTGAGCAGCACATCCAGCATGCGATAGCGCGCCAGTTGACCGAATTTCCACCACGCCAGCGCCAGCGCGCACACGCCGTCATCGTGCATGCCCTCGGGCGCAGCGTAGTGCACCCCGGTGCGCGAATAGACGTACTCGAAGGCCTCGAGCTCGAGTTGCAGGCTGCCCTCGGGAAACGCGACGTCGCGCTGCTGGATGGCCACCGCCAGGCCCTCCATGAGCAGTTGCTTGGAGCGCTGGTTGAAGACGTAGCCCTCGATGTTGCGGTGGTCGCCATTGAGCGCCTGGTCGATGGGCCCGCCGGGACCGGTCGAGTCGACCGCGGCCGGCGCACGCCCCACCAGGTCGCGGATGCGGCGCAGCGTCACCTGCCAGTACTCCGGATGCGCGCTCGAATCTGAATCGTCTTCGTCTTCCAGTGACGGGTAGCTGGACTGGTTCCAGCGTTCGGAGCGGCACACGGCGCCGTGGTCGCACAGCGCGATGCCCCAGGTCCAGTCGTTGGCGCGGGCCAGATCCCAGCCCCAGCAGGCCGGCTTGCACTCGCCGTGCAGCGGCTCGAGACAGGCGCGGATGGCGGCGATGCCGAACGGGTTGCCCTCGTCGTCGCTCGGCTCGGCCTCGTACAGCTCGCGAAACACCTGCTCGGGCAGCTGCGCGCGGGCGTCGTCGATCTCGTGCTGGTCGAGCACGCCGGCCAGCACCGCGTCATGGGCGGTGATGCGCGCGTAGTGCATGCCCGGCTCGCCCGTCTCGGCGCGACGCGCGAGGCGATACGCCCAGTTGCGGCGCCCCTTGACGTTGCCGATGATGCGCACCGCGCCGCGCGTGGCCGTGAGCGTGCTGCGCACTGCGAACCAGGCCTCTTCCTTGACGCGGGTGGCCTCGTCGATGACCGCGGCGTGCACGTCCTCGCCGTACAGACTGTCCGGATTGTCGGCGCCCTTGAAGCGCAGCACGGCGCCGTTGGCGAGGGTGATGCTGCAGTCGGATTCGTTGGTCGTAAACGTGCCGCCGGTGAGTCCTCGTTTGAGACGACGAAACACGATGCGCGCCTGCTCATAGATCGGCGCGATCCACCAGAACTCCCAACCGGAGCGCCCGCGCCACGCCTGCTCGACCAGCCAGACCATGCAGCCGACGGTCTTGCCGGATTTCGTCGAGGCCTCGATGACGCTGTAGCGCTCGGGTGCGTAGATGGCCGCGAGCTGCTTGGCGTACAGCTGTGGGCGGACGAACTCGACGCTACGCGGTGGGCGGCTGGTCTTCGGCACGATCGAAGGTCACGGTCACGCGGACCGCGGGCGTCTCGGGGTCCGCATCGCCGGCGATGGGCTGCGTGGGGCGCCCATAGGCGTAGGCGGTGATGAGCTCCAGGGCGCGGTACTGGTGCGGACTTTTGACGTTGTTGGCCATGGCCTCGAGCGTGGTCCAGCCGGTCTTGGACATGAACGTGAGACAGCGTGCGCGGAAGTCGCGGACGATGGGTGGTCGACCGTTGGGATTGCCGGACTCGCCTGGTTTGAACGTCACGGAGTTGTTACCGGGTTGCTTTCACGCACAACAACAGCACGGCCGAGCAGCTCGAGCTCGGTGGCGTAGTCGGCGCTGAGGTCGTGCCACTCTTCAACCGACAGCACAAAGCGCGGCGTGGAGTGCAGCAGCGTCCCGACGGCGCGCAGCTGGTCCTCGGCGCAGCGGACCGAGCAGTAGCGCTGGATGACTGCCACGTCCAGGAGTGTGCCGCAGCAGACGCAGTGCATGTCACGCTTCCGCTGGCTGCTCGGGCCACCGCTCGAGGATACGCAGGCCTCGCTGGGTTCGGCGCTTGAGCCGACGAAAACCAGCCTGCAGGAAGCAATAACCCGGGTTTGTGGAGCGGATCGCCTGGGAGTCAATGAACGTGAACAATCGCTCGTCCGGCCACCGCTGCCACGCCAGCGTGCAGGCCTCGCCGATCAGCTCCGACGAGCGCACCGGGCCCTCATTGCGAAAGACCGAACACTCGACACCGTGCTCGTCGTCGAGTCGGTGCCGCTGGACACGCCAGGCAAACACGGCGCGGCAGTCCAGAGTGAGGAGCACCATGGTTTCGCCGTTGCCGACGAAGCGCGCGTGGTTGCCGTACACGAATCCACTCGGTTGCGGACCGCGTGCTTTGCGAGCGGAGTAGTGGCGCAGATAGAGCGGCAGCGCTCGCAGGTCGCCGTCGCGGACTGATAACCACGCGGCATCAATCACGCCTGTGCCTGCTGCTCAGGGACCGACTGCAAGCGCTGGTGCATGGCGGCGAACTGGGCCTCGACCTCGGGTGGCGGCGCCTCGGCCTTGTCGCGGTGACGCCGACGACGACCTAGCGCTGGACCGAGATTGCCCGGGCCAGGCTCGGGGTGGACGCGGTGCTTCTGGGCGGTGTGCTCCAGGTACGGCCCGGTGTACGGCAGGCGGCACAGCGGGCAGACGCCGGCATCGGCGTGGATCACCGCCGGCTCGTCGTCCGCAGCACGTGGATTGGTCCCGAGAGCCCTCGGGTTGGTGCCCAGCGCTCGAGGATTCGTGCCGTTTTCCCGAGGCGAGCCGACGCGTGGGGCGGAGCCCCCTTGAGCGTCGGCGTCGGACGTCGGCAAGGGAGTTGAGGGTTGGTCCGGTACGGACGCTTCGCGTCCGGTTGGTTGGTCCGGTGGCACCGGCGCGCGAGCGCGCGCGCACGAGGAATCCGCGGACATCGCCCCGGACATTTGCCCATTGTCCGGGGCTTTTGCACCGGACTGTCCGCTCCTTTTCGCCCGGACATCGCGTTTGCGCAGCGCGTCTTTTTCCAATCGAGCCAGCCGCCGCGCCGCGTACTCGTCCCAGTCATGCACCGCGTAGCTGCCGTCCGTCTGCACCTCAAGGAAGCCGGACTCCAGCAACCCGCTCCAGAATCGGTCACTCTTTCCGTGCCACTCGCACGCCGCTATCACCTGCGGCACAAACGAGGGACGGATGATGCCGTCCGGGGCGTACTCCAGGGTCCACCACCACAATTCGTGCAGATGACCGAGCACGCATGGTTTGCGATCACTCCATGCTGCAGTGAGCAGGACCGTCTTCGGATGATCCTTGAGCCCGCGGTGCGACTCGATCCAGTCGAACGCCATGCAAACCGGCCCTATCCCAGTGACTTCGCGATCTCGTCCTCAATCGGCGTGCGCGGCAGGGGCGCATCACTGAGCTCCACCAGCAGGTAGCGTCCCAGACGATCGAACACCCACTCCGGATCCTCGAGCAGCATCGGCTCGAGCTTGACGGTGATCGTCAGTGGCTTGTCCGGATCCTTCGGCGCGGCGCCCACCACCTGCGCCAGTCGTGCACGAAATTGCATCGCTATCGCTCCATTTCCACCAGCAGTGGCGCGTCGTCGACCAGGCGCTGGCCAGCCTGGTTCGCGTAGTCAGGATTGAGCTCGCACAGCACCGCGTCCCGTCCGAAGCGGTCTGCTACGAGCCCAACGGTGCCGGCTCCCGCGAAGGGGTCCAGCACCAGGTCACCCGGCCGCGAGCTGGCCTTGACCATCGGCTCGACCAGCCTGGGCGGGAACGTCGCGTAGTGCGCGCCGGCGTAGGGTGCGGGATTCACCACCAGCGCGAGCGGGTCATCGTCCTCGAGCAGCAGCCCCTGCCACGACTCGAAGAACCAATCAGAGTTGCGACGGTTGCGCGAGGTGACCGGACCGCTGATAGCTCCGCTGAAAGACTGGTTCTGCCTTGGGCGGTAGCGACCAGTCAACTCACGATGACTCCGGGTGTCTTCTCCTGAAGCCCACCCGGACGGCCACTTCTCGGACTTCGGATTCACACCATCACCGCGCCCGTGAGCGTTGCCACTCACGCCCATGCGCACCGCATCCCGGTCCCAGTAGTAGCGTGCGGACTTCGCCAGCAGGAACACGTACTCCAGACTGGTCGTCGGCCGGTCTCTCACGCTCTCCGGCATGCTGTTGCGCTTCAACCACGGGATGACCGACCGCAGCCACCAGCCATCCGACTGCAAGGCCATCGCCATACGGAACGGCAGCAGCAGCAGGTCCTTAGGCTTGGCACCGACGGGCACGACGCCAGAGTTGAGTCCAAAACTGTGCGGGTTGGGTGAGTGCAGGGCTGCTGAAATAGACGTGCTCGGACCCTTGCCGGAGCCGGCGTACGAGTCGCCCAGGTTCAGCCATAGGCTGCCGTCATTGCGCAGCACGCGGTGGACCTCGCGGAACACGTCGATCAGATGCTCGATGTAGGCCTCGGGAGTTGGCTCCAGACCCAGCGAGCCGAGCCACGCGCCACACGCGCAGTGCTGGCCCATGCTGGCACCCGTGGCCCTCGTCATGTTGTGCAGCTTTCCTCCGTTGGTCAGAGTCGACGTCGAGATAGATCGCTCACCCCTGCCACCGGGATTCCAGCCATGCGTCGCCGCGGTGAAGACGTGCGCGTGGTCCGCATCCCCGCCCCAGACGAGCGGTGACGTGCCGTAGTCGCGCAGGCCCCAGTACGGCGGCGAGGTAATCACACACTGAACGCTGCTCGACTCAAGCGCTGGCAGCGTCACGCGACAGTCGCCCTCGAGCAGCGTGATGCTCACAGCAGCCCTTCGCTCGCCCGCTGCCGCTCGACCTCGCCGTGCTCGAACTCGAACCGCGCGATGCGGTCCTCGAGCTCCAGGTTGGCCGCCTCGACGACGTCGTCCGCGTTGCCCAGCGCCAGCGGCTCGAAGCCGTCGAGGTGCAGCTCGCGCGCGCGGCGGACGAGCTCCCGATTGCGGCGGTACTTGTCGACCAGGTGCTCGGGTGGTGCCGGCGACGGAGATGCGGGGTCCGCCGCCGCACCCGACGGCTCAGGCGTGGTGAGGTCCTGAGCGCTAGCGTGCTTGTTATTTTTTTCCTCGAGCACCTCGCCGGTCCTGCGATCGACGGTCCGCTCCGGCAGCTCGTACACGTCCGGACCCAGGATCTCGTCGTAGCGCTGCGACAGTTGCTGCTGCTGCTGGCGCCACTCCGCATCCGCCGCGGCGATCTCCAGGTCGCTGGTCTCTTGCGGGAACGCCCGCGCCAGCGCGTGCGCCTCGGCCGTCTTGGCCAGCATGTTGGCCGGCATCGACGCCCAGAACGGCGTCAGCACGCGATTGCCCTTGGCGTCTTTGACGTACTGCGCCCATTCTCTCCACGTCGCCGTCGACCACACCGGCTCTGAAAAACCCTTGCGCATGACCGCCACCTTGGCTGCGGCTGGTGCCTCGTTGCTGAGCCAGACGTCCAGCCACTCCTTGCCGTCCGCGGTCCAGTACGGGCCCAGCAGCCCGGCCCACTCGCGCGAGCGCTGCGCGATCAGGCGCAGGCCGTGGACCGCGACCTGGCCGCCCATCACCTCCTTGCCGAGGCGCCCGTCCCAGCGTTTGATCCAGTAGATCTGCGGCGGCTTGGCCAGCGGGTCGAGGTGGTTGCGCTGATACACGAGCGCGATGTGCTCGAGCTCGGCATCGGTCATCGGCTCTTTCCAGCCGCGCGACAGCTGCTCTTTGAGGACAGCCACACGTTCGGCGCCGAAGACCGACAGCGCCAGGCTTTCACCAGCGCGCCAGGTCTCATCTTTCGCGAGTGCTTGCGTCATACGCGAATTCCTCCTGTCATCGAAGTCCCAGCGCCCGCGAGCACGCCGGCCAGGCCTGCCAACCCTGAATACGTAGGCCCTGCTGGGCGACCGCGATCTGGGCCCCGCGTGTGGCGAGGTCCGGCCGCGATGCATACGCCAACCCGCCGTGGCGTCGCCAGAACACCAGGTCCTCCTGCAAACCACCGAAGTAGCCATTGCCGGAGTTCCGGTTCCAGCGGCCGCTGCTCTCGCATTGCGCAAGACGGTCCCACACGCCGTACGCCGGCTCGGGTGTCGGTTCCGCAACTTCCGGCACTTCCGCTTGTTCCGGGTTCTCGACCTGATCTGAGGCCCCGCCCTCAGCCGCGGCGTGGATCTGCAGCGCGGCGCCGAACACCGTGCCGACGACGATGCCGAACGCGACCAGGACGACATTGCGCGCCATCAGAAGTCGTCCTCGCGCTCGACGTCGCACGGGTATTCGTCGCACAGCTCCGGATCGTTGCCGTGGTCGCACAGGTCGAAGCCGTAGTGCAGGCCGCACATGGTGACGTCGACGCCGTGGCACAGGTCATCAATGCACGGCGCCGGCCCACCCAGCTTGCAGCGCACGGGTCCGCGACGGACTTGCTCACGCGCCCGAGCCACTAGCCCGCACTCCGCAGGGCAAAGATCAGGATCAGCACGAGCAGGAAGCCGAACGGCAGCACGATGCGGAGCTGGTCGTCGCTCACCCGCTTACCTCGGCCCGTCCGCGTAGGCAGTCGTGCTTTCTCACGGGGTACAGCTCGTCGTGCTCGTCGCAGAAGAACGCACGACAAAGGGGACACCACGTCTGGACCGGCTGCCGGCAGCCGAACTGCTGGCACAACTCGGGTACCCCCAAGAGCAGGCGTGCGTTCGTCTCCTCCACCAGGTCCACGTCGTCGCTCACAACGGCTCGTCCTCGTCGTCGTCATCGGTCGCGGCGCCGACACCCGCGAGCTCGCGCTGGCGCTGGTACTCTGCCTCGCGCTCTTTGCGGTCGGTCTCGTACTTCGCGCGGCGCTCCTCCTCCTGCTGCTTGCGCCGCTCGAGCATCGCCTCCTCGCACGCCGGGTGGCGATAGTCGTCTTCGTCGCCGAGCGGCTGCTTGCACTCCGCACACAACCGCGCCGGCGGGTTCGCTTTGCGGCGAATGGCCAGCGTGCGCGAGTTGCTCAGGTCATGGAAGAGGTGGGCGCGCGCGAGTTTGAGCAGCTCGGTGGTGCAATCGATGACGTCGTCGTCGGCGCCCAGTTCGGCGGAATATTCCACCTGGGCCCGTTCGGAGCCGTAGTCGTTGTCGCCGAGGCGCTGCTCGAGCGCCACACTGACGCGGGTAACGCGCATTACGCGTGGTCCTCCAATCCGTACTGAAAGACGCGCTCGATGGTCACCGCGTCGCGCGGGTACCAGACGAAGACGACGGCGCCGCCCTTGCGCATGGATGGGATCTCGCGCTTCTGATAGGCGCTCAGGTGTCCGGTTGCGCCCTTGAGCTCCGCCCAGAAGTGCTGGCCCAGCTCCTCGTGCCAGAACAACCAGTCGGGCGCGCCCTTGGCTTCGGTGAACCCGTCCAGCCGCTCGAGGTGGACGCTCTCCATCACGCCGTCGCTGTCGCGGGTGTGCACCCCGTTCCAGCCGTAGTACTTCGCGCACGCCTTGACGGAGCGGGTGAGCTCCTCTTCGCCGGCGCCCTCGAGCAGCAGCAGGCGATGACGGGTGAAGTACGGCCCGCGCGGCGCCACGCGGTATGCCTGGGCGCGCGTCGCGGGAAACGACAGACCGCGGATCGCGATGCTCATCGGAGGTACCGGAACCAGCGCGACAGCGCCAGGGTGAGGCACACGCTCGCCAGCAGCCAGCCCGCCAGCAGCCACGCCCACCACGGCAGCTCGAACATCACGACGACTCGCCCCGCCAGTACGCTGACCCGCGCTCGTACTCGTCCTCCACGTGGCGGTCGACCTCAACATCGGCATACAGGTGAGCCAACTCCTCGAGCCGCTGCACGATCTGGCTCAGGTTCAGCCCGAGGTTGGCGTTGCGACGGATGGCGTCCCAGCTGCCGGCTCGCCATGCCGCGGCCCACACCGCGCTCGGGTCCTCGGCCTCGTGCGGATGCGAGCGCTTCCAGGCAAAGAACCGACCGCGGGGATCGGCCTCGACCATCGCGCTCACGCTGATAAAGCCTCGGCCGCCGGCTCCGGTCTCAGGTTGAGTCGGGCTAGCTCCTCCTGAATTCTGAGGTGCAACAGAAAACTGGCCTGCTCACGAACGGACCGATGCTCTTTGAATGCCAGCGTGCGCAGCGGGTCCTCATCCTCGCGTCGCACCTCCACCTGCATGCGCATGTTCCGTAGCTTGCATCGGCATCAAGCCCCCCGGCGCGACACACCGGGACAAACATATTTTTTGTCCTGTCAGGGCGTTTCAGGCCTCGACGGGGCCTCCTCCGGCCAGGTTGAGGGCGGCCACTGCTCGGACTTCAGACCGTGGAATTCCTGGTGCCGCGTCATGGTCTTCGGCGGCGGCCCACCCGCGGCGTACAGCATTTCCCTGGTCACCTCGTCGTCGGGCTCGAGCTGATGGTCGCGCCGCACGATGTGCTCGAGATGCTGGAAGTGGGCGCGGAATGTATGCCATTCACGTAGCGCCTTGTTCTGGGGACGATGGATCTTTTTGCCAAGCGGCTGGGGTGGTGCCGAGGCCGGCTTGTGGCCATTGTCCTGTTCCTTCAGCAGGCCCGCGAGTTGCAGCAGCCCGGTCAGGTTGCGTATCGCCTCTGCCTGGACATCCACCACGTGAACGAGCAGATCCCGTCCGGGATCCTGGCTGTTGTGCAGGAACATGGGTAGCTGCTGTTCATCGTCAGCCACCGGCATGGGCTCCGGGAGGACAAGTGCGGACACATTTGAAATTTGTCCGCTCCGCGCTGGCAACCGTACGATCTGCCACCCACGTGCCACCCCCACGCTCTAAGGATAGTAGAACAGGCGTTCTGTAGCACGCGTATGGCCCGGCGGCTTTGAAGACGTCGGCCCAGCACACCTGCTTGGACTTGTAGCCCTTGGCCGCGCGGAGCAGGTAGCCGAGCGGCGAGTCGTCGGTGAAGTCATCGCCCGAGCCCACAACGCGAACCTCGACCTGGAAGTGCCAGTGCTCGCGGATCACGAGCTCGAGCCACGCCGCGTCACGCGCGAACCGATCATCGCGTGGGTAAACCACAGCCTGGACCAAGCCGTGGCGTGCACGTTCGCGCAGGATGCTCAGCAGCGGGCGCTCGTAGATGTCTTCACCAGAGTGGGTCTCGCGGAAGACGTCGCCGCGGCGGACACGCCAGCCGTTGCTATGCGCCTCGACCAAGCCGTCCAGTCGCTGGTGGTCTAGTGAGTAACCCTGCTCGAGACGAGGGTCGCTGACGCGCTCGTACAAAGCCGCGAACGAACCTTCGCCGTCCAGGATGATCTCGTCGGCCAGACCAGGCAGCAAGAGACGGCGGAATGCTTCCTGGACGGGCAGCGGATAACTCGACAAATCGACATCAGGCGTGGCACTCGTTGGTAGCCGAGTTACACTCGTCATTGCAGGTTCAGTCCTTTCACACTGTTGGATCTGCCACTGCCCCGGCCGAGCGACACGCGGCGCGGGGCCTCTCTTTTTTACTCGCCCTCGTCGGTGGTGAGTCTGGTGACGTTGACATGCAGTGCACGCGCCAGCTGGCGCAGGGTGCTCGGGCGCGGCAGGTGCGTGCCGTGCTCGATGTGGTGGACGGCCGTGCGGCTCACACCGGCGAGTCTCGCGAGGTCCTGTTGGGTCAGAGCGTGATAGAGGCGCAGCGTGCGAACTCGGACGGCCAGCGTCCGTGCGAATTGCGTCTCGGCAGTGTTCAGCATACGCCCATTATATGTTGCGTAATAGTAGCGCGTTCAATATACTATGAACGTGACACAAAGAGAGCAGGCCAGCGTTAGAGGCGCCGACCTGCTCGAGGTCAACACCCTGCTACAGAGGGCATCAACCGTGAGCACCATACTTCTCCCCGCATCCGACCCGCGCGGCGCCAAGGCCGTCGCCATCGCCACCGACGCCGGCCAGTGGCTCAAGTGCCGCACACGCGACGGCCGCAAGGCGTACGGCATCCGCTCGAGCGCCGACTCCGACGAGGTCTACTTCACCACCCGCACCAGCTGCACCTGCTACGACGCCCGTCGCCACGACTGCAAGCACCAACTCGCGGTGCGTCTGCATTGCGACCTGGTCGCCGAGCAGTCTGAGTCTGAGAAAACCGCGGCGAAGTACGACGACATCTTCAAGCGCTTCGAGGACGATGCGCCGCTCGCCCGTATCCTCGGTGGGCCAGCGCCTTACGTCACCAACCACGTCGGTGAGTCGGACGAGGATGTCGAGCCGCTATGCGGCCCGTTGTGCACGGCGTATACGCCAGATCGTAAGCGCGTGTGTGCCAAGCCGGCCTACCACACGGGCGCGCACTCGTTCGTGCCACGCACCGAGCGGGAGGACTGAGGCATGCCAGCCCCGCTCCAGCTCACCAGTGCCGCCGGCCAGTTTTTCGCCTGGAAGCACCACCACCCGCGCGAGTCGGAAGACATGGCCGCCGTGTGGGGCGCCGCCTGGCGTGCCGGCGGCCGTGCCGCGCTGCAGGACAGCGCCCGACTCGTCGACCTGGTCCCCGTGCTGCGCGAGCTGCTGTGCCTGCTCGAGGACGGCCGCGTCGAGGACCTGCTGCGCCGCACCGACCGTCGCCCGCGGCCATCCTTCGATGACGATGAGGTCGCGTTCTGATGAGCAGGCGGAAAGTGATCATTGGGGGCGTGCTGGTAGCCATCGCCGGCTACGTATGGCTGTACTGGCTAGCGCGCAACATGGGCCACGAGCATGAGCGGTGAACGAGCGATGAACGGGCGCGTCCCGACGCAACAGGTGGAGGGCGTCGTCGAGGCCACCAATCGCACCGGCCTCAAGATCGGCGGCGCGTGGGTTAACGTCTCCCAGTTCCACCCGCTCGAGTTGCCCGACGTCGGCGCGCACGTGCGCTTGGAGGTCGACGCCAAGGGCTTCATCCGTGAGCTCGAGGTGCTCGACTCAGCCACAACTCCCGCAGTTCTGAGTGATCGTGATGAGCGGATTACCAGACTGGCCGTGCTCAAGGCCGCGGCCGCGTTCGGCGCCAGCCGCCCGGACCTGAAGAGCGCCGACGTGCTGAAGATCGCCGACAGCTGGTTGGCGTGGGTGGAGGGAACGTGACGGGGATAACACGGACGCTGTTTACGCTGATGACGTTCGTATGGTTGT